GTCCGAGAAGCGGTGAGAGGGATGTATTCCTCCTGGCAATTCTCTCAACAAGAACTCGCTCAAATGGATGCCTCAGTCGGAAGCGTCCTACTTTCGACGGGTGAGAAGCCTCGAGCGTTATTTCAAGCGTCCATCTATAACGGCACAAACAGCGCGGCGGCCCAGGTCGCCCTCGTCATCGTCCCAGCTACTGCAGGGGATGGTATCGTGAATAATCAAATGTCTGTGGCGGGTAATGTCGGATTCGTTTTAGGTAATGTGGACAATGATCTTTCGGCGGTGTCCGAACTCTTACCCTTAGTGTGGGGGCCTTTTGCGACGAAAGGGGCCGGTGTGAGTAGTCCAATCGCTATCATTCCCCCCAATTCATACCTATTCGCGGCCGCTATCAGCGCCACTAACGGAACCGCTGTTGCTAACTGCATATCAGCGGAGTTAGGTTAGATGCCCAGGTTGCCAGTGGATGGTAAGAAGGTCATCGAATACCGCATCACCCTGGGAGCTAAGGAAAGGGAACTGGTCCAGGATGCACAATGGAGCTACACCTTCGGACAGATAGGATCCACGGTAAGCGGCGTAATGGGAAACCCTGCCATCCTGTTAGGTCTAGCGGCCTATATGGCCTACAAACTGGACCAAATTCTTGACCCTGACTGGCGGGCGATTGTCGCAGACATGACGCCCGACCAAATCAGTGATTGGTTGGAAACTCAGAACCTGGTCGGGGCTGGCATTGGGGGATTCCTGGGGCTGTTTGTCGGTCATCCGATCCTCGGGGCTATCCTGGGCTCTCTTGTTGTCGAAGGAGGGGAAGCGGCTTTTGAAGCCGGTGTTGAAATGGGTGAGGGCATTGATGAAACATTCTCACAACGAAACGCAGTCAATGCCGTATTATGGTTTATGACTATCGAAAGAACCCTGGCCGGAATGGCAGAGACGGTCAATCCATTCTCTAACGGTGAAAACGGTGGCGGCGGCGGCGGCGGGTTTTAGCGTCGTCGCAAGTGTGGGGTAAAAGCCTCACTTTGTCAGTTTCTTGACCATAGAACTGCCCATAATCGGCGTATTTTGGACTTTTTAGTAGGATTCCGTGCCTGGCGCGGTTTCGCGTTCCCTTCAATTTCGAGGTCATCGAATTCAATCTGTTCATGGTTGCACATTTTAGCCCGGTGCTGGATCCACTCTTCGGGACTATTGAACTCCTCGAGAAAGTCCCACCCCCTGATTAGCCTGTCTCGGTCCTGGTGGAAGGAGTCGAATTCAATCATACTTCGAAATTCTAACCAGTCTTCCCTCCTGGGAGTGCCGTGCGGCCAATGCTTCAAACAGATACGGGTCGGGGCCGGGACACAATGACTGCCAACGAGAGCATGTCCCAGGCGTTCAACGGGGCAATCAGGAGAGCGCTGAATGGCGTCCCATCGAAGGAGGCATTCGCGCACAAACTTAGAGAGGTTAGGAACCCTCTTCGCTATGTGTGAAGTCTTGAGGTCCAGGGAAATGGATTTGATGATACTACTCATTGAATTCCTCCAGGCGGGTCTGTAGTTGGATGGGTTCGTCCAGGATCCTGACAACCCGACGAAAGACCTCAATATCCCCCGAGGTCCTCTCAAAGACTACCCAGACCATAGGAAACCCTAACTGCCATTCTTTCGGGTTGTCGAAATACCAAAGGCCAGTCACGACGAAGCCCCAAGATTCGCAGATTTTGAGCCGTCGCATATTCAAGGCGTAGGAGGGGAGAATGTAGGCGAACCCCTTCTTAGCCAGGCGGCATGAATGCTCGAGTACTTTGGTTAATTTGCTAAATGGCGGATTGGAAACTAACCAATCGAACTCGCGCTTCTCTTTGAAGAAATCTCGGCCCCGGTGGATTTCGCACCAATCGACCTCGAGGTTATCGATTTTCTCGAGATGATTATGAAACGCCCCTGCGCCAGCGAAAGGGTCCAGGGCGGTTGTGGCAGGGAGAAGGTCGAGGAGGCCGACCAGGCGACCCGCAAGGGCCGTAGGCGTATAGAATTCGTCACCGTCTAGCTTCGCTCCCTCATCTCTGTCTTGAATGCCCTGGAGGGATCGGTTCAACCTACTCATCACTTTCACCTCCACTTTCAACAATGGCTGAAAGTGAATGCGTAATGCCCTTTCGGGTTATGTAGCATTGAGTCGCTTGAATGCCGCCAATCTGTTCAAATGTCTCACAGTCAAAGACGATTTTACAGAAGCGGCAAATCAACTTCATTCAAACCCCCCCAATGTCGCCGGTTTTCCGCTTTGCCGAGGTGTTAGAAAATACACCGTTTCAGTTGGCCGGTTCCCTGGGGCGAGCAACTTCGGATTCAGGAAGGTAGCTGTTTCCGCTTTTCGGTTCAAGAAGATACCCTCCTGAATATTGAAAATACGGATATATTGCCCCAGTGACTGTCACGACGGACAAAGACTGAGAGCAGTTTGCATTGGTCAGAGTGTGGGATCCAGGTTGCGTTGTAAATGATTTGCCCTCCGACCCTGGTCACTCTGACGGCTTCATAGAAGGGGCGAAATCGCTGGTAATATCCTAACTTCCAGGGAGGGTCAATTATGGTGTTATCAAACATTTCATCTTCAAATTGAAGGTCGCGCATATCTCCCTTCTGCACATCTTCTTGAGAAGGGTCCAGGTCTATTTTCACATCTCCCAGGCGACTAGCTCCGGCGCAGATATTTAGGGTGATGCCAGGTTCGAGAAGTTTCTCGACTTCATCGGTGACTTCATCGGGCCACTCCCAGGACTTAATCCACTTCGCAACCTTCTTCATCTATACCTCCCATCGAGCCTTAGGCTTTAATAATTATGTAAAACCATGTTGTTATTATGTAAGATAATCGTCTTTTATTGATTTATTAGCACTACTACTACTACTACACCTATTCTAACTACCTACTACTACTACTAAACGAAGGTTTTAGGGCCGGGTTGGGTTTGGTTTGGGCATGGATTGGGAACCTATCATCCTGGGAGTGGTCATTTTCGACCTACTGCTCTCCATCTGGCTGGCCAGAATGCTGGTATTTTCGGTCCAGGCAGAGGTTTCAAAGTTGAATAATCAAATAGCCGAGGCGATCCAGGGAATTCTCGCCCAGGGAATAGGGGATTTTGAACCCCCTAACCCAATTCAGGCGGTTTTTGCGGATTTGCTGAAGTCTAAACTGTCCGAGAATCTAAAGGGCGACCCTGTTGATGTACTTCGAGCTGCTGACGGGAAATTTTCGGGATAGATTATAACCGAGGTTTTCCCCCTGGTTAAATTCGATGGCCCGCAGAAAGACGAAGCGTCGAAGGTCGCGGAAGTCCTTCAGTATTCTGAACGGTCTAGAAGCGCTGGCGTATGCGACGATAATGACCGAAGGAATAGCAGGGACTTCACCCTGGGGATTCATCACAGGTAGTGCAGACTTGAAGGGAACCTTTGAGGGCCAATTTCTGCAGATGACTTCGGGCATGAACGGATCCGGAACAGGCATAGAAGTCTCAGGCGCAGGGGAAATCTCCCTGGGCGACCTGGCGACCAATCCAGGAACCGCATTAACTCAAATGGGAATGAACTTCAGCAATAACCTCCTCCCAATGGCGATTGCTGGATTTACCACTGCCATTTCGTTTAAAGTCGGGAAGCGACTTTTACGCGGTCCGATTTCATCCGTGAACAGAAATATCATCAAGCCAGCCCTAGGTGCTGGAATTCGACTCTAGAGGTGTGATGTATGGCGAATGTAAATTGTTATGGTCAAGTAGTATCTTCTCGAGGGGGAGTGGTCCCTCTATTGAATACAGCACAAACCGAGGCCTCGGAAGAGGAGACGCAGACAGATTCCAACTTTGTAGGCAGCTCTCAAGTTTTCGGCACGTTTGCCTCCCAGCAATATGGAAACTTCGTAGCGGCAAAGGCCGGTATTCAGGTCGAGAATGATTGCACCTATTCATTTGTGCGCTCGGCTGGCAAAATAAAATTGGCCCTCCCGATTGGCGGCGGCGCAGGAACTTCAGGAGGAAACTGCGGATTGCCAGCAGTCCTTCCATATCCGAAGCCAATAGCTTCTGGAGATCAGGTCATCACAATGGCCAACGCCGGAACTGACAGAGAAGCAGCGGTTTCAGTCGCTTGCAGTAATGGCGAGTACCATGTATTTTCAAAAACGGTCTCTGGCAGCGGCGAACAGGAACTAGTCAGCATCCTGGACGGGCAGGGCATAGGAGTCACACTCCAGGGGAGGACGATTACTCATTGGTTTGCGGTTGCAGGGGCAAACGACGCAGAATTGACCAGCCCGGTCTATCTTCTTGATGGGTCCGGCGTTCCCATCGGTTCTGTCGGCTTCTCAGCCGGTTCGGGTGATTGTGCTGCAACCTTTCACCCTACCCGGTGCCAGGTCGCCCTGAACTCGAGGTTAGTGTTCAGGACGGATGCTTAGTGGCGCTTTCAAAACGCGCCCGCGCTAGGTTCAAGATTATGAGCCGTAGTGAAATGGCAGCCGTGAGGAAGGCGGCAAAACTTCTCTTTGATTGCGAACTCATGGGCGTGAAGCGAATGCGTGAGATCATTAGATGGTCCGAGAAGCGGTGAGAGGGATGTATTCCTCCTGGC